TTAAACTGGTCGGCTTCACGGCCGAAAATGGCAAAAAATGATAAATCTAATGAACCTAAAGATTTAGAAGCAACAATTGCTGAATTAAGAAAAGAATTTGGAGAAGGTTCTGTAATCCAAGGAAATGTAGTAGTTAAAGGCGTAGAAAGCATACCTACTGGATCTATGTCCTTAGATATGGCGCTCGGTATTGGCGGAATACCTCGTGGGAGAGTAACAGAAATATATGGTCCAGAAGCCAGTGGTAAGACTACTCTATGTCTAGAATTGGTAGCCAATATTCAACGACGTGGCGGATTGGCTGCATATATTGATGCAGAGAATGCTTTGGACCCAGTTTATGCAGGCAATGTTGGTGTTAATTTTGATAAATTAATATTCTCACAGCCTGATTCTGGCGAACAAGCTATGACTATAGTAGAAAAACTTGCCAAGACTGGTAAGGTAGATATAATCGTTGTTGATTCCGTAGCTGCATTGGTACCACAAGCTGAATTAGACGGCGAAATGACTGATGCTAATGTTGGCGCACAAGCTCGTTTGATCAGCAAGGCATTACGTAAATTGACAGGTGTAGTTCATAAAACCAATACAGCATTGGTATTCGTCAATCAATTGCGCGAAAAAATCGGTGTGATGTTCGGCAATCCAGAGACCACCCCGGGTGGGCGTGCTCTTAAGTATTATTCTAGTGTCAGAATAGACATTAGAAAATTAGAATCAATTAAAGATAAAGAGGTCCATACTGGTAATCGTGTGAAAGTTAAAGTAGTTAAGAATAAAGTTGCGTCACCATATAAGATAGCTGAATTCGATATATTATTTGGTCAAGGCATTGATGATGTTGGTGATATAATTGAAGTAGCAATTAATCTTGGGATCATCAAAAAGGCAGGATCTACTCTAAAATATGATAACAAAGGTTATAATGGCTATGCCAAACTACGAGAGGCTTTATCAGCTCCTGAACAGTATGAGACTCTCGTCAAACAATTGCGAGACCAGTTAAAGCTTAATCCCGTAAAGGAAGTTGAAGAAGAACTTGCAGCACCAGAAGACACATTAGTTGTAGAAAGTGAATAAATGGGAGCACCTAGATTTAAAATAGGAGAAGTAGTTTACTTAGTAGAATCTGCAGCATTAGGTGAACTAGAAGCTTATAAAATAGGCGGTCTGAGACAGACATCTCCTAATACATGGGTGTATCAGATTTATATAGAACAAAAGCCACCAGCTGAGCAAACTGTTGGTGACAGAATTGATTTGAAAGAATCAAGAGAAATGTTCTATGAAGAATCTGAGTTGTTTACTTTATGTGAAGCAGTACAAACTGCTATCAACAATGTGGAGATCCGCATAAATCGTACTCAATTCATGTTAGATGAATGTAATGGTGTAGGCGAAGGCACATATAGTAATCCAACCCCTATTGAACCACCTGCTCCTGGGCCAAATGAATCTAGATATAATATCAATGATACAGTATATGTCAAAGCTTCAGCAAATCTAGGTTTCCTAGAAGATTATCAAGTATCAGGAATAATGAAGCAGCCTGATAGTAGAGAATATATCTATTCATTGACGTTAACAACATCTAAATTATCACCTGGTCTGACGTTAAGTGGTAAACCTAGATTTAAGAATAATATTTACTTTAAAGAACGTGAATTGGTAACGAGATGTGAGGCTTTAAATCTAGCATTCATAGCACTAAATCGGAAGATGGCTAGATTGTTGGCTTTGAAAGTATCATTATGTTCCGGCACTGATTGATACGTACTTAAAAAGCATGACTAACGATAATTCGACATCTGATAAGCCATTCGGCATAAATGAAGAAAAAGCGATAATCTCTCTGGCGTTTGATATGCCAGAATTCTTCATGCAGGTAGGACAACATTTAAGTGGTACAAAGCATTTTTCTAAGACAGAGCATCAATTCGTATACACTATAATTGAACAGGCTTTCAAGAAACATGGTATTATTCCCACTAGAGCAATGGCTGAAGACATTGCTGCACAAAACCTCAAAGCAGAAGATGATGAAATTGATATAGTATTAGAGACTATTCGTCGTCCATCCAATCATCGCGAAATACCAATTATCAAAGACAGATTACTTGAATGGACTAGAAATAAAGCATACGGTCTACTATATAGTGATGAAGCACATCAAGCATGGTTACATAAAGACTATAATACATTAGAAGAAATTTTCGAGAAAGCAAGGCGTATTACAGATCTTACTAATGTAGGCGTTGATTTCTTTAAAAGTATCGATACGCTGTTTGATGAAGATAGGCGTGAAAGATTTACTACTGGGTTTCCATTGCTAGATACCTATTTGAATAACGGAGGACCAGGAAGAGGAGAAGTTTTTTTGTGGATGGCCCCAACCGGTAGGGGTAAATCAATTCTCCTAGTACACGCGGGTAGAGTCAGTATTGAAAAGAATTTAAATGTATTACACGTAACATTAGAAAACACGATTCAAGACACAATGTTACGGTATATGGGCGCGTTTACTGATGAAATCATTATCGATAGAATGGCGAAGAAAGAAGTCATACAACAGAAATTAAACAAGCTGCGACAATCGACTAATGGCAGATTAGTTTTAACAGAATGGGGGCCTGAAGAAATCACTGTTGATACTATTGCTCAATTTATAGACCTTAAAAAGAGAACCGAGAATTGGAAGCCAGATGTTATAATCGTCGATTATTTAGATCTGATGTTGTCTAGAAACGCTAGTGATAATACTGATGAATACTTGCGTCAAGGCAAGACCTCTACACAACTTTGTGGACTAGCTAAATCACAAAATGCACTAGTAATGTCAGCAACTCAGACTAATAGAGATGGTCTAAATGGTGACGCGGAGTTATTAGGATTAAATAAAGTATCACAATCATTCGGCAAAGCTATGCCAATAGATTATTGTGTAACCATCAATCAAACAGAAGATGAACATAAACTAGATATACCGCAATTTAGATTGTGGATTGCTAAGAATCGTAAAGGACCTAGCCATCAACAAGTACGTGTCAAAGTCAATTATAAGACTATGAGATGTACACCTCAAGATTTTGTTTAATGGTGCTTATATGCCGTTTTATAACTATTGGTGCCCTAAAGAATGTAAAGTTAAACAACTCGACAAAGAGTTAAAAAATAGGCTTTGCATTGAAAAACACCCTAAAGGCAGACTGGTATGGACTGAAAAGCATGGCATGGAAGACAAACCTGAAATTAAATGCCCAATATGTTCGACAATTGCTGAACGTACATGGCATGGCACAAATCAACAAGGCTATATTAGAGGTAATTGTTATTTGAATAGAGCCGACGCAAAACGACAAATGGATATTAGACTACTAGAAACTGGCAATGACCCATATGCGCATATGCGGCAGCCCGGAGAAGTAGATGATCTGAAATCTAGATTGAAGAAGAAAAAAGTACCTAGAGTGTAATGTTTATCATCTACACGGCTTTCGACAAATCACAATTGACAAAACCTAAAATGCTGGCTAGTATAATCTATAATACTAGTACTAATCAGCAATATGTATTTCCATTATATGTCAAAGGCAACAAAGAAACTTTGTCATTAGTATTAAAAAAGACAAAATACATCAAATCAATAATATCTACAAAATCTGTGATGGTAAATGATTTCAAATCACATATAATGGCTTTAGACCTACCAATAAATGATTTAGATTATCAAGTACAAGAAATTCCAATTGAAGATTATGCTTATCCTCGAGATTGGGAATCATTACAACCATTGATGCTATCTAAATTTGAAGATATTAAAAACACAGATTGTAATAAATGGCGATCATTAATGGCCGAGGCCACGTTAGTATATTGTAATATAGAACGTAGGGGAGTCATTCATGAAAATGATTTCAAAGTAGTACATCCATTCTATCAATTTATTACTACTGGAAGATCGTCTACATCTATATTCAACATACAAGGGATGAAAGACGGCACTATTATTAAATCAACTATGAAAGGTTATGATTGGTTTATTGGTGCCGACTGGTTGTCGGCTGATTTGAGAGCTGCTGCTATAATTTCTGGTGATGAGAAATTATTAGGATCATTTGATAAATCAGATCCATATACTGAATTATCTCAATCGTTGAATATTTCAAGAGATGAATGTAAAAATCGTACACTACCTGGATTATATTCATTAAATTTAAATAGTGACATATTTAAATATTATAAAACATTCAAAGGATGGGCTGAGTCATCTATAGCATTAATGGATAAGCAAGGGTATTTAACATCAATACTTGGACGTAAATTTTATATCAAAGGCGATACTGATCAACAATTATTGGATAGCAGAAGACAAGTTTTTAATGCTCAAATGCAGGGAACAGTAGCACATGCTATGCACAATGTGTTGATCCAAATGCATAAAAAATACCCATACAGCATATTAACGGAATTACATGATTCTATCATATTATGTTGCAATGATAAAATGGTCAAAGATTTGATCAGTGATGTTAGCAACATTATGATACAACCATTCAAAGGAATACTGCCATCTAATCCGACTTTCCCGTTACGTGTATACATAGGTAATAGATGGAGACCATCTCAACTGTATAAGGTGATACGATCATGCAATGGTTGAATTTATTAGAATTAGAATCACGTAGAGGCGATTGGATTAAATCTAATAACCAATATTCTATTAATAAAATAATGGATAAATTGGATTTATTAGGCCCATCGGAACGCACCATAGCACTGTCAGTTTTTAATTCTGATCAGCCTGAATTAGTGATTGTATGGGTTCGTGCCAAACTTATCAATGGTGCTTGGAAATTTGCAATTATAGAGGATGACAATGTCTTGGT